CTTTTACGCTCCTTTTTTATTATTCTTTTTTTTAGAAGAAAAATAAACCTACCCATTCATCACGAACAAGTAGGTTTTCATAAAAATTAACACCGTTTATAAAAAACTATATTTTTCTTCAATTATAAGGCTTTTGGGGTGTATAGAATGACTCTAAAACTCCAATAATTTCGTATTCTATTAAAGTCTCTGAGCCATCAAAAATCGGAGGAAAACCAGGGGATTCCGCTGTACAATAAGCTATTCTCTTTTCTTTTCTTCGATTTTGTAGGATAATGTATTTCTTTTTTATCGACTGTCCGATATATTTTCTGAAGATTAGAATATCATCTTTCTTCCATTTACCTTCTTTACTATCATCTATCGGTTTTACTAAAATAATACTTCTATCCCAATTTCTCTCTGTTTTTCTAGTACCTGGATCAGAGAGAAATATTTTTTCTATTTTTATTATTCTCTCTGGGGTATACTGAGAAGTTCCTATTATAAAACCTTTTGCATCAATATCAGGTTTTATTATATAGTATAATATTATTAATACTATAATTCCAATATAAAACGCTATCATAAATCAAGTTCTTTTAAGATTGGTTCAACGAATTCTTTATACTGTGGATAATATTTCTCGAGAGTTTGTCTAGCATTGAGTGGTTTGTCAGGTTTTGTTATTCTTGCACATTCCCAATCAATTACAGCTTCTACCCAATCTATTTCTCTTGGAGATTTTAATTGTTTTATCCAATCCTTTCCGGTAGTATATGTAGGATGGTGTTTATTTATCCTCTGATGAAATTGAT